TGCACCAGCCGCGGTACCAATAACATCAGTTACTTTATATAAACCATCTGTTCCTGAACCAAGATTATAAGTCTCTCGTATATAAGTAAGTGTAGCATCATCAATAGGTTGAGTCATCTCATTAAGTAAATCTAAACCCTTAGTAGTTTCTAATGAAGATAATGCTGTTGATAAAATAGTAGAATCAGTATCAAAAATATTCTTAATTTGTTGTAACGAATTTGCAAATGCTTTATTAGCATCAGCCATATCTTGCGGTGTAGCACTATAAAATTCAGAACCAATTCCTTTAAATTCAGTATTAATTGATAAGGAGTCACTTGATCTCTTAGGCATTATATAAATATTCCTTTTAATGTATTGGCCGCATTTTCGCCAGATGTATTCTTAGCATGACTAGTTAATGTAGCCGCGGTCTTTGGAAATGTTTTCTTTAAATCTAAAAATTGTTGCCCGTTTGTTATATTTTCTATATTACTTCCGATTATTTTTTGAAAAGACTCTATTGCACCTGGTGCAACCTGTTCATTAATTTGACCTAATACGTCAAAGGATAACTTTCCAAAACTTTTATTAACATCTGCTGTACTTAAATTTGCTAATCCTAAATCTTTAACCTGCGTTTGTAATATAGAATTAAGATCACCTGCTTGTCTTAAAACATCATTAAATTTAGACGGACTAATACCGCCATTTGTAAGTGAATTTTCTATAAAATTAGGTAGCCCGCCGGTTTGGTCTTGAACTGTTTTTAATAATTGTGCAGGATTACCGAATGAATTTAAATTTTTAAAATCTACAAGATTACCTATATTGCCAATTTCACTAGCAAAAGATGGAAATGATGCTGAAATATCACTAAATGACCCTGTAAGTTGTGGAGCGAAACCTTGAAATGTATTAAGCAAACCAGATTGAGCATTTAAAGTACTTGTAATAAATTCATTATTAGAAGCAATTAAATTTTCTGCACTACTGATATGTTGAGAAAAGACTCCAAGGTCAGAACCAAAAATATTATTTGCCTGTTGAGTTATTGCTGAAGTTAAAGAAGTAGCATTGGGGAAATTAAAACCTTCATTAGCAAAATCTATAACACTGGAAGAAAAACCCGATGGAATAGTATTAAGTAACGATGGAAAATCTGCACCTACATTACCAAGCGATGCTTGTACTGCTTCTGATATAGAACCGCCAGTTATACCAGTAAAACTACCCGCCTTAATTTGAGTAATAGTGTCTGTAATAGGATTTGTTATTTCAAAACTAGCAACATTTTTTACAAGGTCAAGATTTTTGACTATACCAACGTCTTGTAAAATTCCTGCCTTGGAAATTGTTTTTAATGGAGTAGATCCGCCGCCACAACCACCACTACCTCCACCAGAACCACTACTACCAGGTAATTGATTTCGAGCGGCACCAGCTGTTCCTAAAAAAGACTTAATTCCCATATCTTATGCGCCTACAATAACATTCTGGCTACAAGTTTTACGTGAATGTCCACAACTATCCATAACACCTTTATATACCACTGGACGTCCACCAGCTATTACTGTACGGCTACCTCTTGTGGTTGTTGCAGAACAATGCATTGAACACCCCGGAGCACCACAACAAGGATGTGGGGTTACTTTACTGGTATGTGTACATACAGGTCGACCATTAATCATAACAGTCATTGCCCCTTGGGTCACTGCTCCGCCTGCACCATTAACATCGCCTATTCTAACTGCACCTGGCATAATTTATTATCCTAAAACTATTTTCTTTTCTGGCACTTTAACTTTAGATGTAGCATTAACATAACTATCACGTACATCTGAATTTGTTTCTGCCATTAATGTGATTGCACTAGTATTTATTTTAACTAAATTGTCGGTATTTGCTGTGAATACGCTAGGTATTAGTTGCATACCCTGTGCTGTAGGTGCCACACTAACGGGTTTATCAACCATGTAATGATCTTCAGATATTACTACAATTTTTGCTACAAGTTCTTCGCCTGATGTGAGTTTAATTGTCCAAATGTCGCCTTCTTTCATAATGTATCCTATAATTGATTTATAATTTCATCTTTAGTTAGCTTATTTAAACCTTGAAAACCTCCTTCAACAAATATTTTTCCATCTTTATAAATCTGTGGAACAGATCTGTGTCCTTCTTGTATTAAAAATTCATAAGCCTCGGGTTTATCTTCAACATTTATAATTTCATATGGTATTTCCATAGTACTTAATAATTGTTTTGCTGAATCGCAATGTGAGCAATGATTTTTTGAATATACCGTTAACATTTTTTCCTTCTCCCTGGATCTATATAGTTAATTATGATTATTTTACAGACTTACGCCTTTGAAGGTATCTTCATCTATATCTTGCTTAACTGCTCCTGTTAAATATGATGTAATTTCTGATTCTTGTGGGGCTACTTGAACTTCGCCACCCGATATCCACTTTTTAGTCCACGGTAATGGATTTGAACCACCTTTATACGGACTTGTTAAACCAATACTATTCATTCTTTTATTTGTAATCCATTCTACATAGTCACCTAAAAGTTGTTCATTCAATCCAATCATTGAGCCATCTTTAAATAAATATTTTGCCCACTCTTTTTCTTGCTCGGCCGCGTCTTGAAACATTTTAGTTACTTCATCTTTAGTTTCTTTTGCTATTTTAATATAATCTTTATCATCTTTAGGCAATATTTTAAGTAGCATCTGCGTTGATGCTAAATGAATATTTTCATCACGACAAATAAATTTAATAATTTTTGCATTGCCTTCCATTTTCTTTACTTCTGCAAAACCCCAAGAACATGCAAACGAAACATAAAAACGAATACCTTCTAAAACATTAACTGAATTAAGGCTCAACCATAATAATTTTTTAAGCTCATATAAACTAAGATTAACTTGTTTGCCATCAATTATATGTTTACCTTTACCAAGAGCTTTATACAATGATGCATACTCAATTAAATCATCATAATACTTACTAATATCAACACTACAATCAATTATTTCCTGAATATCTGACATTTCGTCAAATATTTCACTTGGATTAGGATAAACATTACGAATAATATGTGTATATGATCTACTATGAATTGTTTCATTAAATGCCCAAGTAACAATCCAGGCCTCTAATTCAGGTAAAGAACATATTGGAAGAAAAGCAAGAGTAGGAGCACGACCTTGCACAGAATCTAATAAAATCTGTCTTTTTAAATTAGAAGTAAAAATATGTTTTTCGTGTGCGGTTAACTCTTTAAAATCTTTATTATCTTGTAAAACATCAATCTCTTCTGGACGCCAGAAAAAACTTAATTGTCTATCTGTTAATTTATCAATTTGACGATATTTCATGGTTTCATATCTTTGCATTCCATTATTTCCATTTTTCTTATTAAAATTTATTATACTCATAATATTTCCTTATAATTTGCAACTATCACAATCTTCATCATCTTCTGAAAGATTATGGTCAACATCGAGCTCGCCTTGACCATCATGTGTATTATTATAATATAATTGCTTGCCACCATACTTATAAAACATTAAAATATGTTGAATTAACTCCGACATTGGAATTTTTTCATCTTCATAAAACTGTGGATTGTATGACGTATTTACTGATATTCCTTGATCAATATACTTTTGGAGAATCGCCATAATTTTTAAATATCCCTCTGGACTACGTTGTGACCATAGTAACTCATATTTATTTTTTAAACGACTATATTGTGGAACTACCTGCTTTAATGCACCATGTTTACTTTGTTTAACACTAATATAACTACGCGGTGGTTCTATGCCGTTTGTTGCATTACTAATTTGTGCAGAAGTTTCAGCAGGCATTATCGCCATTAAAGTAGAATTACGTATTCCGTGGTCTCTTAATTGTTTACGCAATCCAGACCAATCTACAGCATCTTTATGTTTAACTAATTCATCAACTTCTGTTTTATAGGTATCTACAGGTAACACTCCCTGATGATATTTTGTTTGATGACTATAAGGACAAGGACCAAGTTCTTTAGCTAAATCAGCTGACGCTTTAATTAAATAATATGACCAATGTTGAGCCCAACGATCTACTTCTGGTAAACATTTAGAATCTGTATATGAAAAATCATTTTTTGCTAACCAATAAGCAAAATTAATAATACCAATACCCAACGGACGTCTATTTTTAGTAGCATGTTTTGCCGCCAGCACCGGATAATTTTGATAACTTAAAAGAGAGTCTAAACCACGGACCGCTAAAATACATGCTTTTTGCATTTCTTCTGGCTGTTTAAATACACCCCAATTTATTGCACTCAAAGTACATAATGCAATTTCTCCATCTGGGTCATTAATATCATTTAATGGTTTAGTTGGCAAATTAATTTCACAACAAAGATTGCTTTGTTTAATTGGTGCTACATTAGAAAGAAATGATCCATGAGTATTAGCATGGTCAACATTCTGTAAATAAATTCGACCTGTATCTTTACGTTCTTGTATAAAAGAGCTGAATAAATCAACTGCTTTAAGTTTCTTTTTACGTAAATGTGTATTACGTTCTGCGGTTTCATATAATTTTTTAAATTTGTGAGGATCAGTAAAAAATGCTTCATATACCTCTGGTACATCATTAGGAGAAAATAAAGTAATATCTTCACCATTTAATAATCTTTCATACATTAACTTATTAAATTGTACACCATAATCCATCTGTCTAACACGATTATCTTCTACTCCTTTATTGTTTTTAAGAACTAATAAATCTTCTACTTCTAAATGCCATATAGGATAATATAAAGTTGCGGCACCATTACGTACTCCGCCTTGACTACAACTGCGTGTTGCACTTTGAAATAATTTATAAAAAGGAATAACGCCAGTGTGATATGCATCACCTTTTCTAATAGGTG